GTGCCGTGGCCCTCACGCTCGCGCTGCAACTGGCCACCATCTACTTGCCATGGTTTCAGCCGATCTTCCACACCCAGGCGCTGTCGGCCGGCGAACTGGGCCTGTGCTTCTGCCTGGCGGCAATCGTCTTCGTGGCGGTGGAGATCGAGAAGGCCTGGCGGCGGAGCCGCTGAATCAATCGCGTTCGACGGTCACACCGGCCTTCGTCACCGTCCAGCGCAGCGCGTGGTGCGGGCGCATTGTGTTCATGTGCTCGCCAAGCCGCTCGTCAAGGTTTTGCGAGAAGCTGGTTTTCTTCATCCGTGCCAGGCGCTCGACGTAGCAGCGGCGCACGATTTGCGGGTTGCCGCGCATGAAGAACTGATGCCGACCATTCACGCCGACTTCGACCAGATCAACGTCGTTCGGATCGGTCGATTCGTGAACCATGATCGTCACGGGTTCCTGCATGAACTTCTCGATTTCGGCGTAATCGTCGGGCAAAACACGATCAATGACTTCAATGTCGGGCGGGCCGTTGCCGATGTCGTTGATCGAAAATTCATCGGCCTTACCCAAGTATTCGTTCGTGGTATCGAGGCGCGGACGTGCCATGCTGTTTATCCTTTGTGCGGGGCCACCACAAAGGCAGCCCCGTTGTTAATTACCGGGCGAACCAGTAGCAGGTTTTGCTTGCAGCGATTGCGCCCAGCGTGGCGTTTTGCAGCACACGGAAGCCCTGCGAATCGACAGTGATGCCGCCGTTCGTGGTTTCGAGCGTGCGAGTGCCGGCGGCAGCGGTCTTGAGGCTGGTGTTCGCTGCCATGCCTTCAAACCATTCAACGCAGATGCGGTCGGTGGCGTTTTCCCAGCGCACGTATCGCGGCTTGAAGCCGGTGAAAACGCGCGTCGAATCGGCTGCGACGATGGTCGTGGCGTCATAGACGACAGAACCTTGCGTGGTGCCGTTGGTCAGTTGGTCGTTGCTGCTGGCGCTGGTTTGGCCCGCGATGTTGTCAGCCATAATGCTTCTCCAATCTTGGAAGACCGGGCGACCTAAGCCGCCCGATTAGGTCACTTACAGGGCGGTGATGCCGGCTTCGATGATCGCCATCCATCCATCGTTCAAAATGACGCAGTTCATGTAGAACTTGGCGCCAACGAAACCGCGCTGGCCGTGCGGGTCGGACTTGGTTTTCTCGCCGGGCGGAATCCACGTCGGATCGAGCGAGTCGCCGCCGCGCAGCGCCACTTGGCCCCATGCGTCTTCGCCGCACACGATCACGGGATACACATCGACGTTCGAGCCGCCGGTCGAATACAGGCCGGTGGCGCCCACCGCTACGCCGGCGTTGATGTAGGGATTGAGTTCGGGCGAGGTGATGAAGCGGAAGTTTTCGACGCTGCCAATTTCCTGGTCGTGCATCGGCTTGCGGGAGCCGTAAGCCGCAACCGTAGTGAAGCCGGCGATGTCGCGAACGTCCTGTTCAACGTCGGTGTGGCAGAACACCAGATAGGCGGCTTCGACATACTTGGAGCTGATGTTCGGGGTCGGGGCAAGGATCGAGGTGATGCGCTTGGCGTGGTTGGCCTGAATGTTCCGGCTGGCCTTGCGAAGCATGGTCAGGGTCAGTTTGGCCGCAACCGTCGCACGCGAAGAACCGCCGGAGTAGTAGGCGTTGGCGCCGGACTTGATGACGCCGTAGCGCACCATTTCGCGAATCAGGCCGACACGCTCGCCGCACTGCTTCTTCATTTCCGCCGGAACGTCGTCCTCGTAGGTATCAACGGTCTGGTCGGTCACTTGGTACAGGCAGCCGTACTGGTTGAGGGTGACGGTGATGTCCTGCGGGGTCAGCGAGTCGGCAGTCGGGGTAACGCCTTCGGCCAGTACGTGCGCGGCGGAATCGACGTTCCAGCGGTTGATGGTGTTGAAGTTGGTCAGCGAACCGCCGTAGGGCAGATACCGACGATAAACAACGGTCTTGCCCTTGTTGGCCGGAATCTGGCGCTGCGTGCCGGTGATGCCCAGCGTTTCGACGGGGATCGAGTGACTGAGAATCTCACCCTTGAGCTTATTAATCCGGCCGGCGGGGTTGCCATAGCTATAAACGGACATTTTGGTTACTCCTTATCGACCGCGAGCTGAATAGAAACCCGCGACAAATTCATCTTCGGCGGAGTGGGCGGTAGTGACTTTGCTTCCACCGCCAGGCGTAAGCGCCTGCTCCAGCCGCTGTTTGTTCTTTGCGCTGCGGTCTTGGGTGCTCTTCTTCCAGTCTTTGAAACCGGAAATGACACCGCCAAGAACCTGCGCGCGATCAGTTGTTGAATAGGCTTGCTGCACGTCTTCCGGCTGCGTCGCGATCCACAGGCTGAAATCCTGTGAAGTCACAACGTCTTGCCAGTCGCTGTGCTGCTGGCTCATGAGCGCCAGTTGCGTTTCGCGCTGGACGGCTTCGGAAATGTCTTCTTGACTGATCTGCTGGACTTGCGGAATTGCCTTGATGCGTTCCTCGACAATTCGCTCTGCGCGCTTTTCAGCAATGGCCGCGAGTTCGGGGTATTCCCGCTCCCAATCGGTCAGGTCTTCGTCGGTCTTCTGGATTGCGGGCGCTTCGTGCGTCGGCGTTTCCTTTTTGCCGCGAATCTCTTGCAGAGTTCCGTTCAGTTCGCCAATTTTTCCGTGCGTCTTGCGAAGCTCTTTCTCCAGAGACTCAACCCGAGTGGCCTTTTCGAGCAGGTTCTT